TGCAGCTTTGTCTTCTAGCGCATTTGCGTTAGCAGTTCCAGCCTAATAGTTGCCTTTTCCCCTCGCCTTAATCGGTGGGGGGATTTTTTACATCAAGGAGATTTATTATGGCAGCAGCAACAGCAGTCGTTTCCCGCAGGGGCAATGACCAGTTCCGAGGTTTGTTTGCAGACACTTGGGAAGTTTCATGCACTCTAAATACCGCATCAATAGCTACTACTGCAACTGATACAGATACAGTTACAGTTCCAGGCGTTGCTTTGGGCGATATGGTTATCGGTATGTCTATTGGCGTTTCTGAGGCAGGTTTGGTTCGTAGAGCCTATGTTTCAGCCGCTAATACAGTTACTATCGTGTCTTATAACCCTACAGGCAGTTCTGTAGACTTGGCATCAACTACATTGACCTTGATTATTGGTCGTGCAGTTTAATTAAAGGGGGCTAATACCCCCCTTTTTTTGGAGTTTTTATGGCTACTTTTCGTTGTTTAGCAAGTGGAAACACAGTAACTTTCACCTATCAGCATGATATTGATAGTATGAAAGGTCATCAAGGATACGTCCTTGTTGAGGAAACTCCAAAGAAAGATGAAGATAAACCTAAGTTGGGTAGACCAAAAAAAGAGGTTTCAAATGTCGGAAATTGATCCAAGAGAATTTGGCAAGTTGGAAGCCCAAGTTGAGGCTTTACAAGCTGAAGTCCATGCACTTCGCCAAGATATTAAAACACTTTTAGAGATGGCTAACAAATCTAAAGGTGGCTTTTTCGTTGGAATGGCTATCGCCTCTATTGTTGGCGGTGTCATTTCTTTCATTGCAACCAAGCTAGTTCGATAAGGATTTATATGCCACAAGTTGGAAACAAGAAATTCCCATACACAGAAAAAGGCGAGAAAGAAGCCAAAGAGTATGGCAAGAAGAAATCTATGCCCGTTACTGTAATGATTGCTATTGGTAAGCCTAAAGCTATGCCTACCCGTGGTGGTCGTACTGCTACGAACATGATGAAGAAGGCAGGTCGTGGCAAATGAAGCCCGCCACTAAGATCAGGAAGGTAATGCGTGAGTTTAAGGAAGGAACTCTCCACTCTGGCAAAAAAGGCCCTGTGGTGAAGAATCCTAAACAAGCGATTGCCATTGCTATTTCCGAGTCTAAGAGGAAGAAGAAATGAAACAAGGTCTCTACGCTAACATCAATGCCAAGCAAGAACGCATCAAAGCGGGTTCTAAGGAAAAGATGCGTAAGGTTGGTTCTAAAGGTGCTCCTACTGAGGCGGCATTTAAGGCTGCGGCTAAGACCGCAAAGAAGAAATGAAATCTCCTGTTTGGCAAACAAAAGCAGGTAAATCTGCTTCTGGGGGCTTGAATGCCAAAGGAAGAGCATCGTATAATGCAGAAACAGGTGGCAATTTAAAACCACCAGTTAAGTCGGGAGATAACCCTCGTAGGGCATCCTTTTTAGCACGAATGGGCAATATGCCTGGCGCTGAGATGAAAGATGGAAAGCCTACCCGACTTTTACTTTCTCTTAGAGCTTGGGGCGCAACGTCCAAGGAAGACGCTAAAGCTAAGGCTAAAGCGATCTCTAAGAGGAATATGAAGTGAGACCAGTATCTGTCGGAATTAACCCAACAGCGAATACGCTGACAACTGTTTATACAGTTCCTACGGGTTACTACGCCAAGTTTACTGTGATGTATATTCACAATACTGGCGGTTCGACTAAGCACATTACTGTTCAATGGTATGACGCAAGTACCGCTACTACTTTAGACATTCTTACGTCTTACAACTTAACTTCTAAAGAATATCTTGAATTCAATGGTGTTGCTTACATCGTTTTAGAAGAAGGCGATAGGATTCAACTTACTACTGAAGCGGCAAGTTCATTCAGTTTTATTGCCACATTTGAGGTTCAAGGAGCGCAACGAACATGACCTACTTAGAACTTGTTAACGATGTTCTCATTCGATTGCGTGAGACAACTGTTTCTACAGTGTCAGAAACTGCCTATTCCGCATTGGTTGGCAAGTTTGTCAATGATGCTAAACGTCAGATTGAAGATTCCTATAACTGGAATGTCTTAGGACAAACAATTACAGTTACTACTACCAGTGGCACAAGTTCATACTCTTTGACAGGTGCGGGCCAGAAGTTCCGTATCAATGACGCCATCAATACCACAAGTGTTATTACCCTAGATAACACCACTGTTGCGGATATGAACCGCAAACTCAACTTTGGTACGCCTTCACAGTCTATTCCTACAGAGTTCTGCTTTAGTGGTGTAGATGGTAGTGGCGACACAAAGGTTGATCTGTTTCCCGTTCCTGATGGTGTCTATACACTGAAGTTTGATTTAACCATCCCACAGGCTAATCTGACATCTGATGGCACTTCAGTCAAGGTATTGGACTATTTGGTTGCCCAGAGTGCTTATGCTCGTGGCTTGATTGAGCGTGGTGAAGATGGAGGCACTGCTTCTAATGAAGCGTACGCTTTGTTCCGTGGAATGCTATCTGACGCTATTGCATTGGAAAGCACTCGTTACCCTGAAGATAACTTTGTGGCGGTCTAATGGCAGCTCCTCTACAAAGTCAAAGCATTAGCGCACCAGGCTTTTTTGGCCTGAACACGCAAGATTCGCCATTAGATTTGGCATCTGGCTTTGCTTTGGTCGCCAATAATTGTGTGATTGACCAATATGGTCGTGTTGGCTCTCGCAAGGGCTACACAAGGGTTAACCCATCATCGGGTAATCTAGGTGCTAATGACGTTACTGTTATCCACGAATTAGTCCAAACTGATGGCACTTTGACTGTTTTGTTTGCAGGGAATCTCAAGTTATTCAAACTTGGCACTTCTAACGCAGTGACTGAGTTGACCTATGGTGGTGGCGGTTCTGCTCCTACTTTCACAGCTAATAACTGGCATTGTGCTTCTTTGAATGGGATTACTTACTTCTTCCAATCTGGACACGATCCACTCATATTTGACCCCGCAGTAAGTACAACTACTTATCGCAGAGTTTCTGAAAAGACAGGATATGTAGCTACTGTTCCGCAAGCCAATATCTGTATCTCAGCATTTGGTCGTTTGTGGGTGGCTAATACATCCACAGATAAAGTTACGATTACCTTCTCTGATCTGATTGCAGGTCATGTATGGGGTGGTGGTACTTCAGGAACATTGGACGTATCTCGTGTATGGCCCAATGGTGCTGATGAGATCATGGGCTTGGCGGCTCACAATGACTTCTTGTTCATCTTTGGTAAACGACAGATTCTTGTTTACTCAGGTGCTACGACACCCGCTTCGCTTCAGTTGAGCGACACAGTAGGCTCTATTGGGTGTATTGCTCGTGATTCAATTCAGAGTATTGGTACAGACGTTATATTCTTGTCAGACTCGGGTGTTCGTTCACTAATGAGGACGATTCAAGAGAAGTCTGCTCCTTTGAGAGACTTGTCTAAGAATGTTCGTTCTGACTTGATAGGCTCTTTGGCAGTAGAGACTCTCGCTAATTTGAAGTCTGTTTACTCAGAGAAGGATGCTTTTTACTTGTTGACTCTTCCAGTAACTGCACAAGTCTTTTGCTTCGATACAAAGATGCAATTGCAAGATGGTGCATCTAGGGTCACTAAGTGGGATTCAATCGCTCCTACAAGCCTGTATTCGCTTCGTAATGGTGATTTATACATTGGTAAGAGTGGATACATTGGTAAGTATGCAAGTTTCTTAGATCACACATCAACTTATCGGTTTTCTTACTTTACCAACCATGCAGATTTAGGTAATCAGAATCAGATTTCCATTTTGAAAAGAATCAAGACAATTGTGATTGGTGGCTCTGACCAGTTCGTCACGATTAAGTGGGGATTTGACTTTGCTGCCAACTATCTGTCGGGCAATGCTTACATTCCTGAACAGAAGAACTATGAGTATGGTCTTGCTGAATATGGAGTAGCTGAGTATTCTGGTGGTGTGCTTATCAAGACACTAGATGTGAATGCTTCTGGTGCGGGAAAGATTGTTCAAACTGGTTACGAAACCACCATTAACGGCACTCAGTTGTCAATTCAGAAGATTGAAATTCAATCTAAGAACGGGAAAATATCATGAGTAATTACACAAAAAGTACTAATTTTGCTACCAAGGATAACTTATCTCCTGGTGATCCACTAAAGATTGTCCGTGGTACTGAGATTGACACTGAGTTCAATAACATCTCTACTGCTATCTCTACGAAGACAGATAACTCTGCTGCTGCAATTACTGGTGGTGCAATCGATGGTGCAACTGTAGGCGCAACTACTCCCGCAACAGGTTCGTTCACAACCCTAGCGGCATCGGGCACAACAACTCTAGCGGGTGCGTTGGTTGGTGCGGTTACTCAAGCGGCATTTAACACTGTCTCAACCACTTTGAATCTTGGTGGTGCGGCTACTGCTTTGAACCTCGGTGCGGCTACAGGTACAGCCACAGTCAATAACACAACCTTGGCGGCTAAAGCAATCACGGCAAGCACCACTTTGGCGGTAACAGGCACATCCACTTTGACAGGTGCTGTAACGGCAACAGCGGGTGTAACAGGCCCGATCACATCTTCTAGCGTGTCAATCACGGGTGGATCAATCACAGGCATCACAGACTTAGCGGTTGCTGACGGAGGAACTGGTGCTTCTACAGCGGCTGGTGGTCTGAATAACCTATTGCCAAGCCAAACAGGTAACTCAAGCAAGTATCTTCAGACTGATGGAACGAATGCTTCTTGGGATGCGGTAAGCCTTTCTACTGCCGACATTACGGGAACTTTAGGTGCTGCTAATGGCGGTACAGGCGTATCAAATAATGCGGCAATGACTGTGACGGGTTCTGGAAACTTTGCTTACACAAGAACTTTGACAGGCACAACAAACGTCACATTTCCCACAACGGGAACTTTAGCAACTTTGGCTGGCACAGAAACTCTGACAAACAAGACACTGACAAGCCCAATATTAACAACTCCTACTTTGGGTGTAGCTACAGGAACATCATTCCAAGGCATTATTGGTAATGTGACTCCTGCTGCTGGTAACTTCACAACCCTTGGTGCATCCTCTACAGCTACGCTAAACACACTTTCATCTAGCGGTGCTACGCTGACAGGTGGAACAATCAATGGAATGACTGTGGGTGCTACTACGGCATCTACTGGTGCGTTTACGACTGTTACAGCATCGACTGCAATTGGCACAACATCAGGTGGCACAGGGCTTTCATCATTTACATCAGGCGGTGTGGTTTACGCATCTAGTACAAGTGCATTGGCTACTGGCTCTGCGCTTACTTTTGATGGGACTAATTTAAGTTTGTCAACTGGCGGTTTATATCTTCCTTATGACCAAGCCCTTTATTTTAAAAATTTAAGCGGCACAAACAGACAAATTCTTGCTTACGCAAACAACACATATCTTGATGGTGCTGATGGTTCTATTATTTTTAGAACAGGTACATCGCCATCTGAAGGTCTACGCCTCACATCCTCAAGCCTTTATACGGCTAGTGGAATCAATGTAGGGTTTGGTACAAGTTCGCCTTCACAAAAGCTCCATCTAAATGTTGCATCTGGTAGTGTTTATGAGCAGATTAGTTCTGGCTCAAACAATGTTTATGTAGGCTTTGATAGTGCAAGAACTGTCGGAGCAATTCAGTCAAACAATGCGTTAACTTTTGATGTTGGAAGCAGTTACACGCAACGCATGGTCATCGACACATCAGGCAATCTAGGCTTGGGAGTTACTCCGAGTGCTTTTGGTTCAGCATTTAAAGCAATCCAAATTTTTAGTCAAGCACCTTTGGCTCTTGTTTCTAGTGGTGATGATAGTTCCTTTGCGACAAATGCTTATGTAGACAATACTGGGACATGGTTTTTTACAAGCACATCATCATATAAACCAGCAAGATACACCCAATTTTTAGGTCAGCATCAATGGCATACCGCTACGGCATCAGGCACAGCAGGAAACACTATCTCCTTTACTCAGGCGATGACTCTGGATGCAAGTGGGAATTTGCAACTTGGCACAACAAGCAACCCTGATACCGCAAGACTTCATGTATCAAAAGCTAGTGGTGAAGTTGCTAGATTCAGTTCACCTAATGGCACAAATTCGTACATTACGCTTGGTAGAAATGATGCTACTGGTGAAGGAATGACGCTTGGATATAGCTCAAGTACAGGCGATTGCACCATTAGCACTATTACAACCCATCCGCTAATTTTCCGCACCAACAACACAGAACGAGCCAGAATAGACTCTAGCGGTAACTTGCTGGTGGGGAAAACAAACTCAACTGGGGTAAATGCAGGTGTTGTGTTAACTCCAACAGGCGGTTTTACTCTTACAAAAACAGGCACTTCAGCATCTGACCAAGTAATTTTCTATCGTGGAACTGCTGGCTCTGAAGTTTATGTCGGAACAATTACCACTACAGGAACAGCAACCTCGTATGTGACTTCATCCGACTACCGACTGAAAAACTCAGTAGCACCAATGACAGACGCATTGGCTAAGGTTGCTCAACTTAAACCAGTCACTTACAAGTGGAACGCTGACGGCTCTGATGGCGAAGGCTTTATTGCTCACGAGTTGGCAGAAGTAGTACCTCAATGCGTGACAGGTGAAAAAGACGCAGTAGACGCTGATGGAAATCCTAAGTATCAAGGCATAGACACATCATTCTTGGTGGCTACATTAACTGCGGCTATCCAAGAACTCAAAGCAGAATTTGATGCCTACAAAGCATCACACCCATAATCTTTAAAAGGAAAATATCATGACCTTGACACAAGATGAAGCGCACAGACTGTTTGAATACAGGGATGGAAAGCTGTTTTACAGGAAATGTCCAAGAGGAAGTGGCAAGTTTAAAACTGACCCAGAAGCAGGTGCAAATTCAGGACATGGATATAAAAAACTTAGCTTGAATGGTAAATTTTATTACACGCATCAAATTATTTTCTTAATGCAACACGGATACATCCCTAAGTTGGTTGACCATATTGATGGCAACTCAGAAAATAATGCTATTGAGAATTTAAGAGAATCTAACAAATCTTTAAATGCTTGTAATGCAAAACTACAATCTAACAATACATCAGGAACTAAAGGTGTTACTTGGTGTAAAAGAGCAGGTCAATGGACTTCAAGAGTTCAAATAAATAAAAAAGTAATTCATTTGGGGACTTTTAAAGATTTAGAACTTGCAAGTTTGGTAGCAGATGAAGCAAGACTTTTGTATCACGGCAAACACGCCAGAATTTAAAGGAAATTAACATGACAACAGTAAACTGGACTATTAGCACTTTGGACAGAGATGTCGCTACAGGATTTGTGCAGACCTGCCATTGGCAAGCCACAGCAGTAGATGGAGACTACACAGCCTCTATCTATTCAACTTGCTCATGGGCTGATGGCACACCAACGATTCCCTATGCAGACCTGACACAAGCCACAGTGCTTGGATGGGTATGGGCTAATGGGGTTGATAAACAAGCAACAGAAGATGCTCTGGCGGCTAATATTGCTTTGCAGAAGAATCCTGTAACTGCTACTGGCACACCTTGGAGTGCAGCATGAAATTAGAGTTAGACGTTAACGAGATTAACTTTGTATTGCAAACTTAAAAATGGCTGTCCTTTACAGATTAACTTCACCATCAAATAAGCAGTACATAGGTATTGCAAAGAATGGTTTACAGAATAGATTTTCTATTCATGTTTCAGAAGCTAAGTCTGGGAGTAGTACTGCCTTACATAAAGCTATTAGAAAATATGGCCCTGATGCGTTTGTTAAAGAAATTCTTGTTGTAAGCGATTACGAATACATAAGAGACTTAGAGATAAAAGCAATAGAAGCATTTAATACAAAATCACCAAAAGGCTATAACTTAACTATTGGTGGCGATGGAACAACTGGCTATTCTCATACTGATTTTGCAAAACAAAAAATGTCTGATTTGGCAAAGATAAGAATGGCTGATCCAAAACGAAGAAAACACCTGAGTGAATTAAATACAGGTAAAAAACTGTCAGAAGAAACAAAAGAAAAAATTGGGTTGACATCTTTAGGCAGAAAAAACATGCTTGGTAAAAAGCAATCAGATGAAGCAAAAAGAAAAATATCTGAAGCCTTAATGGGAAACACACATACTAAAGGTATGGCATTTTCAGATGAGCATAAAGCTAAATTATCTGCCGCTGGTAAAGTTAGAGTTTTTACTGAGCAACATCGACAAAACTTGCGTAAAGCGCAGTTAGGTAGAAAATACTCAGATGAAGTTAAAATGAATATGTCAAATGCGGCAAAGATTAGAGAGCAAAACAAAATGGAAGAAAAAAATGCAAACATTTAATTTAGAGTTAACTACAACAGAAGTAAATTTTGTTTTAGAAACACTCGGTTCATTACCAGCAAAATCAGGCGTGTGGCCTCTTATCGTAAAGATTAAAGAACAGGCTGAAGCGCAAGTTCCTAAAGAAGCGGAGTAAACATCATGGCCGTGACCAACCAAGAGTTATTTAATATCTTTCTAGCTAATCCGAATATGACGGATGCACAGATTGTTTCTTTAATGGAAACAAGAGGTATTAGCCCAGAGCAAGTTTCCGCTACATTTGGAATACCTGTTGGTGAGGTTGTGTCACGTGCGGGTGCTACTGTTGCTCCAGGTATGTCCGTAACACTAGGCGATACTGTTGTTACGCCTCAATACCAATATATTCAGTCTGGTGAAGATAATCAAGTTGGTGCGCTTGAGACTGTTTTTACATCTAAGACTACAGGCGATCCTAACTACAAAGCTCCTGTTGGAACACCCGTACAGATTTACAGTGCTACTGGCGACTTTATCAATACAGTTGAGACTAAAAAAGACCTATCGTTCTTTGGCGGCATTGTAGATGCACTGAAAGACCCAGTTGTTCAAGCGGCTTTATTGGGTGTTGCTGGTGGTGCAGGTGCTTTTGATGGTTTGTTTACGGGTGGAACAGGAGCAGGATCAGCTTTTGAATTAGCTAATGCAGGTGCTTCAGCCGTTACCGACTTAGGTGCTTTTGAGTTAGCAAATGCGGGTGCGTCTGCCTTAACTGATTTAGGTGCATTTGAGTTGGCTAACGCAGGAGCCTCTGCTTTAACTGACTTGGGTGCGTTTGAATTAGCTAATGCAGGTGCGGGTGCTTTTACACCTACTTTTGTGCCTCCATTAACAACACCTGGCTTGCTAACTCCTCCTATTGTTACACCTCCTGTAGTGCCTCCAATAGTTCCTCCTGTTGTGCCTCCAGTTGTCCCCCCTGTAGTTCCTCCCGTTGTACCGCCCGTAGTGCCGCCCACAGTGCCTCCTGTAGTGCCACCTATCGTCCCTCCAACAGGCGTTCCTCCAATTGTTCCACCAATCGGTGTTCCATCAATTACAGACATTACAAAGTTGGCTCAAACAGGTTTAACTGCGGCTCAAATTGCGGCTTTATTCCAATCTACCGCACAAACTGGTGCGGGTCTGCTCCAACAACAAACATCCCGTGAAGCGGCTCAAAAAGCGCAAGCAATGATTGATGCTGAGACTGCGGCTGCTAAACAATCTGCGGCTTTCCGTCCTATCGGAATGACTACTAGGTTTGGTTCTTCACAGTTTGCAATTGATCCTA